TAAGAACAAATCCGGCGTTTCATTCTTCTCTCTTGCAAGTGGCACAAAACTTAGCAAGATGGATGTTAACATAGATATCTTTGACGAGAAAAACGAAACCACGATTAAGGACAGCGTTCCGTCTGATTTGGGTATCAGTTCTGCGAGTTTAGACGGCAATACGAAGGGCAATTATGCGACTGCAACGCTCAATTTAGAGTTGGTTGCCAGTCACGTATATACGTGGATAGAGAACTTTATGACAGAGCTTAATAAGTGCATTAACGCGAATATCATCAAGGACTCTTCTTGCGTAGTTGATTGCTACATTTTGCCGATTACATTCGCAAACCGCGACAAGCAGGTCAAGTACATGAAAGAGCTTTACTCCAACGGTAAGGGATCCTTACTTGCGTGGGTTAGCGCGACAGGCTTCGACTCCGATGCTTATCTGTCCTTACTTGATTATGAACTTGAGATTGATTTGGAGAACAAATATCCAGTTCATGCGACTTCTTATACTATGAGCAACAAAGCTATAGATGAGGAAAACAAGGGTGGTCGCACCCCTGTAGATAATCCGACCAACGAAAACACAGTACAATCGCAATCTTCTGGTTCTAATTCCAATCCTAAACCAAGTACAGAATAAGGAAGGAAGACGAAATTGTGTAATACAAAGAAAGGAAATACCGTCAAGTGTAAATCTGTCTTTGTGCCAGGAATTGCAAGACGATTGCTAAAAATGGGCAATCCAATTTACGACATTAAGCCGTTAAAGGAAAATCCTGTAGCAACTATCTTCATTTTTGAGCAGACAGACAAATTCAACAAGGATTTTTTGGCGGTAAAACTTGCGTTCAATGACGCAGAAGAAAGCAATCAAAAGTAGAACAAAATAATGTTCCGCTTTTTATGCAATAAATTTTAAGGTGGTATACGACATGAAAATTCAACAAAGATTTTTGGAAATTTCGCAAGCCACTAACCCGAATGGTCGCAGAAACGTCAAACTTGTTTTGCACGAAATCTACACCGACAATACTCAATTTAACAGGAACGGAATCACGTACCTTGAACAATATACCCGCGATAACGCCGATACCGTCAAGGGGATGCCGTTATGCGTAGAATTCTTAGATAACGACAAAGATGTTCCATATGGACATGGTTTGACTGGCAGAATTAAGAATATGCCAGTTTTCGAAAACTCCGTCCAAGTTGGAGCTTGTGACGATTGGTCTATCGAGGATATTGAAATCGAGGGCGAGATGCACAGATGTCTTTGTGCTACTGGTTACGTGAATGAGGGCAGATATCCCAAGTTTGTAAAATGGCTTGAAGAACAAATTGAGAACGGCAATACCATTAGAGGTAGTGTTGAATTTGTCGGCACAAAAGAGAACGATGGCGAAATAATTTATGATGGTGGCTGGAAAGAAGAAGGGAGAATTCCTATGGTCTATGACTATAGTGGATATTGCATTTTATCAGTGAAACCCTCAGATCCGGCAGCGATACTTATTGAGCTAAACCAGTTCAAAGATGAAAATTTGGAGGTTCAAATTATTATGAATGAAGAAATTAGAAAAGCTCTTGATGAGTTACAGTCTAATATAGTTAATGCATTTGAGCAGACAAGAGTAGTTGAAACCAACGAGCAGGTTGGTACTCTTGAAGCCAATGTTGCAGAACTTAACTCCAAGATTGAAGAACTTAATTCTAAGATTACAGAACTCAATGCCATTATCGAAGCAAAGGATCAGGAAATTGAAAAACTCAATGCCGAAGTTTCCGCTTGTGGCAATAAGGTACTTGAGAAGGAAACAGAATTAAATTCCAAGATTGAAGAGCTGAATTCCGCAATTACTGAAAAGGATGCAGAACTCACAGAATTAAAGAAAAACAATAAAGTTGCTGAATTAAATCAAGCACTTTCTTCTTTCACTGACGAAGAAAAGGCTTATGCCAAGGAAGATATTGAGGCATTTAATGCTGATCCGTTTTCTGTAGAAATCAATTCTATCGTTACAAAGATTGAAGCTGCTTCTTATAGAAAAATGCGCGAAGAGCAGAAGACTCATATCGCGGAGACAAACAACATGAAGTCTGAATTTGATGGAATTATGTCTGCAATCGACCCGATTGTAAACGATGAGTCCACAGTTGAAGATTTTGATTGTTTCGCATAAGTCATTAAAAATAATGGAGGAAACTAACAATGTTAAAATTCAGAGAAGTTGGTACATATAAAAATGCCGTTAATATCGGCTACTGCACAGCAGAAGTAGACCTTAAGAATGGTATGGTTGTTACTTTTGATCGTGCTGACAAGTCCGTTGCCCTTCCTACTAACGGTAAGGAAACTGGTCTTGCTATTGTATTCAATACAATCGAAAAGCCGGAAATCGAAGATCCTAACAAGTATGTGATCGAAGCAGGTGAATTTCCGCGTCTGTTTGAACTTGCCTCTCTTAAAGATAGAATCATTGATATGGACTTAGACCAGGTAGTTGACGATTATGCTGACATTAGTGTTGGTGATTATCTGACAGCTAATGATGATGGTCAGTTAGAAGTAACTGCTGATGTAAGTGCATACAAGGAATACTTCGAGGTAATTGAAAAGACAACTTACAATGCAGAAGGTATTGCTGTAAGGGTTGTTATCGGTACATTAAACCCTTAATGAGCTTATCCGTGGATGTTGATATCGCAGTTGACAAAGACCTTTTAGGTAAAGTTGTCGGAGATTTACAGGAAGATATCATTATTAATAATAATTCCATTGAAGGTAAGCTGTTATACGTGACAGGCTATACAGGTTTTGACTCAGAATTGCAGAGTGGTAACTACTTAGCACTTCATTGTACCTGTAGTGATCCTGGCGCAACGATCACCGTAACACTGACCAATCCCGCCGTCTTAGACGAGGATGGAATTATCGTTCTCTACATCAGAGATAAGGACACGCAGACAGTCAAAGTCGTGGCGAGTAAAGAAGGATACAAGAGTGTTACTAAGACATTCAAGTTGTCTGACCTTGTTGTTGAGACAGAATAACAAAATTTATATATAGAAATATATTCACTTATATGGAGGATATAGATAATGAGCAAAACTATTTTAGAGCTTAATACTTCCGTAGAAATGAACAATGTTCAGAGAGATAATGTTGTTATTTCTAATGAAGTTGCATTTAAACAGATGGTAGAAATCTGTTCTGCACTTTTTGCCGGAAACGATACTGAAAAGTATGGTAAGCAGAAGGACGCAGTTGTAAATAAATTAAAGCAGCTTGGCGAAAACGCTGCTATGGGCGATTTCAAGGCAAGAGCTGAAATCAACACAATCGTTAAGTATATCATCGAGCCGAGACTGCTTGAAGCTATGAAGATTTACAGCTTCTTAGGTAACTATCATGAAATCGGTTATGATGAACAGCCAAGAGTAAAGACCTACAACTACGAAGGACTGGATGCAAGAGTACAAGCTGCAAACGCTGACGTAGCTTTCGCAGGTCACAACTGGATTGAGTATCCAGTAGCTACACGTACAATTTCCGCGGGCATGGTAATTGATTATCGTGAAATGGCTTCTGGAAACTTTGGCGGAACTATTGCCGAAGAAATGAACCAGGTTCAGATTGACATGAACAACAAGGGTATTGCTTATGTTCTGGGCGTTCTTAAGAACTCTCTGGCTAACAATACTAAGTATGTCAAGAACTATGCTACATATGTTTCCACTCTGTCCGAAGATGCAGTTACAAAGCGCGTAAACTTTACTCGTAAGATGGGTAAGGTTGCAATCCTTGGTGACTTTAGCCTTATTCAGACAATCAGTGGATGGAATGGCTATAAGACAATTGGCGAGTCCGTAATTCCGTTCTATTCTCAGGAACAGGTTACAGAAATCGCTCGTGCCGGACTTAACGGTTTCTGGAAGGGATGTACTCTGGTTGAACTTGAAAATCCGTTCAACTACACCAAGCCGTTACCTGACAAGACTGGTTTCGAAACCTATTATGACGATGACGTTCTTTACTTCACAGCAGCCGGAAACAGGTCGCCGTTTAACATCTTTAGACGCGGTGGTATCCAGACTATGCAAGGTAATGACGTTGAAACAGGCACAATCAAGACACGTTTTGACGTTGAGATCGGTGCTGACGTTGTTAAGGGTCGTGAATTCGAAATTGGTATGCTTGCAAAACAGGCTTAATTTAAGTCCAATTACACTTAACATAAATGGGCGTAGGGTAACAGACCTTGCGCCCTTCTTTTAAATAAAGGAGAAATAAAAAGCATGGAAGAAAGTAAAGTAACAAAAACTACAACTCGCAAGAAAACGGCGCCAAAAACCGCGACCAAAAAAGAAAGAACAGTAGATGATGTCATGCCCAATGATCGGGTAGAAATCAATAATCTTTGTGACTGGTCTATTTCTTTTGTGTCCGAGGAAACTGGCAAGGAAATTACTATTGAACCACACGTTCGAAAGTATAGAAGGTTGACAGTTGCGGAAATCGACTCTCAAGTAAAAGTCGGCAATATCGCCTTTTGTGGTACTGACGGCTATGGCTCTCATGCTGCGTTCCAGATTGTTGACCCACTAATCCGCGAATACGTTTTCGGCGAGGATATCAATCCTGTCCAACTGACTGATGAAGCAGTACAAGATTTGTTAGAAACAAACTCAAAAGAAGAGTTCTCTGACAAACTTTCTTCATTGGCTGTAACAGAGTCAGAGAAACGGATGATTGCCGTTATCTGTGCTGATAAGGACACACATCCTGGCGTAAACATCGATGACGCGCCGTCTTACATGATCGCGGCGATTGAGAAATTAAGCGGTGTAGACATCAGGTAAATCAAACATATGGAGGTGCATTTTCTTGACAACATATTCAGAAGTTGTATCTGCGTTTGAGTCAATAACTAAGTGTAAATACGTGTTGCCAGATGAACTTGTTAAACAGTGGTTCATAAATGCACTTGCAGAATATGAATTGGAAATTGATCCTTTGGGATTTGACATTGATACGAATACGTTTATTGCGCCGTCCAAAAAATCCGACTCATTCGAGAGTGACGGTACTTTGAAGAAATACGTAATTATAAATCTTGCCGAATTGATGAAGTCATTTTATCTACAGCAAGAAGTAAGGCGAGTCAACCAACTAAACAATGTGATTGGCAAGGACATCAGCCTTAATGGAACTGGCGATACAAAGCGCTTAACACGCGCCGAAGCAGACGCACTTAACACCAAACTTGAATATATGCACGTTAAACAGAAAACTCCGGCATTTATATAAGGGGGTGCATTAAATGGCTACAGAATGGTATTTAATGGACGAATATCCTATATATAATGGCGGTTTCGAGGGTGACGAGTTTACCGCATACGCACAGCAAGGCTTTCAAGAAATGCTTGATACCACGATGTTGTGCGACAATGTGGAGTTCATAACAAGTGACTTTACTACTATTGATAAAGGGCAAGCTGTAATACAGAATGTTACATCTGACACGCAGATTAAAGCCGATGAACGACAGATTTTAGCTCCTGTTGGAACGCTCGCCAAATACTCATATGTGCGCTTCGAGGGCGATGTATGGCTTATTGCGTCTGAGCCGAGCAACAATAAATTTTACGAAAAAGCCGTCCTCAAAATCTGCCACAATCAACTGATATGGCAAGATAAAGTGACCAAACAAGTATACAAATATTACTATTGGT